CAGAAATATCTGGAGTGGCTTGCTGAAGGCAACGCCCCGCTGTCGCCTGATCCCGCACCTACGGAGTGACAAATGGGTACTGCCAACATGCTGCTAGGTGCTGCGGGGCCGTTCCTGTTCTTCACGACGGTCTCAACGAATCAGACAGACTACAACCTTTACAACGCGATGATCGCGGCTGGCTGGGACGGTCAACGGGCTGTGAACGTCAATCTGACGATTAGCGCTGGCGTGGTGTTTAGCTCATCTGCCAACACGATCCCAGCATTTACGATTGCATCTATCCCAGCCAATAGCTCCATCTACATCACCAATAACGGTTTTATTGTCGGTCGTGGTGGTGAGGGCGTTGGTAAAGGCTGGCCCGGAAACGGTGATTATAACCTGACTGCCCCTGCATCTGCGAATGGCGGCACAGCGTTTTCTACGACCGCCTATGTCAGCATTGATAATCTCAATGGCACGATTGGCGGTGGTGGCGGCGGTGGTGGTGCTGGTGGCGCAACATCGGCTGATTGTAGTTGTTCGTCTTGCGGTGGCGTTGCTCTTGCTGGGATGGGCGTTGGCGCTGGCGGCGCTGGTTTTGGTGCGCAAGGTAACGGTTATTTCTTTTGGACCAATAACCTTCAGTATCATAATCAAATTAGCTCCACGGGTGGATCGGCAACTGCGGCAGGGTCACAGAACGGAACGGGCGGCGCGGGTGGTTCTCTCGGCCAACCCGGCGGCACTGGTAGTGGCTCGTCACGTTGCGGTTACACAGCGCAATCTGGTCCGGGTACTGGCGGCTCTGGTGGTGCATGTACAAGCGGCAATTCACCGTACATCACTTGGGTCAACAATGGCATACGGCTGGGAGCTCTCAATTGATAGACGAAACCGAAAGCCAGCGTCGCATGGCGATCTGCAAATCCTGCGAGCATTTTGGCAACATCTTAAAGCGGTGTGGTGTCTGCGGGTGTTTTATGCCTATCAAGGTCATGATGACTGACGAGAGATGCCCAGAAGGAAAATGGTGATGGACCACCAGACGATGATCAATGCCGCATTCATGATTGCTACCGGCGTCGGTGGGTGGTTTGCACGAGAAATGTGGGGCGCTGTTAAGGAATTGCGCCGTGATCTCCATGACATTGAGACAGAACTGCCAAAAACCTATGTCATGAAAGTGGACCTAGATCGTCGCATGGAACACATAGAGCAGATGTTTCAGCGCATCTATGACAAACTAGACGGGAAGGCGGATAAATCATGACCAGCGCAGAAGACAAACAGGACAAAATGGCTCTTGAAATGGCGGCCTCCGCTAGCAAGGGCGCTCTGGTTGAGAAGATTGTCTTTGCCGGTATCCCGATCCTGTTCTCATGCGTTGTTTACCTGATGAACAGTCTATCTAACGCGAACAACGAGATCATTCAGCTAAAGTCTAAAATTGCGGTCGTCGTAAACGCTGAAAACAAAGCAATACCGCCGCAAGGGACGACCATTGATATGGCTCAAATTAGAGAGAATTTGAGCGACAAAATTGACCGTGTTGAGCGTGATGCTGCCCTTGCTCGTGCTGCTATGACGTTAGATCGTGAGAAGTCTATGGCCGCTATTGAAAAGAGCCGTATGGACATGATGGCAGATGCTGCCGCTGCCCGTGCTGGCATTCGTTTTGATATGGAGCGCATAAGAGCAGAGCTTGATAAGCGGATTCATGCTTTAGAGCAAAAGAAATGATCACCTCCAAGGTGGTCCTCATTGCATGGATGCTTGATGTTCAAACGACGAATGTCATGTACTTCATGCCGATTATGGTAATGCCTGACGACGCAACGTGCGAAAGAACGCTTGCTGAACTTAAAGAAACACACAAGCGAGGCTATGCGTACAATCTCGCAATTCGTGGCGCGTGTATTCCAGCGAACATAGGGGGATAGTATGGACATTCTCAAAACAGTTGGGCCTCTGCTCGGTCAGTTAGCGCCAACCATCGCGACGGCTCTCGGCGGTCCTCTGGCTGGACTTGCCACAAAGACGCTCTCCAATGTTCTTCTTGGCACGGAAGATGGGTCAGAGGCGGATATTGCTAAGGCTATGCAGAACGCCACGCCTGACCAGCTTGCTGCCATCAAGCAGATTGATGCCGATTTTAAAACCCGAATGGCAGAGCTTGAGATTGATCTGGAACGAATCGCAGCCGGTGACCGTAACAGCGCCCGAAACCGGGAAATTCAGCTTGGCGACATGACGCCAAAGATCCTTGCTGCCGCCATCACCATCGGCTTCTTTGGCATCCTCTTTTGGATGTTCGTTCATGGTGTTCCCAAGAATGGCAACGAGGCGCTCCTCCTGATGTTGGGCGCTCTCCAGACTGCTTTCACCGGCGTCATCGCCTACTATTTTGGCTCGTCGGCTGGCTCAAAGGCTAAGAACGAACTGCTCAAAGGGGACGGAAAATGATCAATTTCAAAGGCGCTGCCCGTAAAATTGAAGACGCTGAAATTGACAACATTGCTGCCGACTTGGGCGTTGAATCGGCTGCCTTCCGGGCGGTCATCGCGGTAGAGGCTGCGGGGTCTGGTTTTGATAAGGCCGGTCGCCCCAAAGCCCTCTTTGAGCGCCACCACTTCTGGAAGCACCTGAAAGACGCACCGGGCCTCCAAGCGCAGGCTGCTGGCGAGGGACTTGCCTATCCAAAGTGGGGTGAAAAGCCCTATCCAAAGGGCTCGGATGCGGTCTATTCGGAGATTGAGCGGGCCTGCGCTATTGATGAAGAAGCGGCGCTCCTATCCACCTCGTGGGGGCTGGGGCAGATCATGGGCTCTAACTATAAGATGGCAGGATGCCAGTCTGTTGAGGCTATGGTTGAAGAAGCGACGGAATCTGAAGCCGGTCAGCTTCGCCAGATGGCATCTTTTATCCGGTCGGCTGGCCTTCTGGATGAGCTTGTTGCCAAGAATTGGGCTGGCTTTGCGAAGGGCTATAATGGTCCCGGATATGCGAAGAACCAGTACGACACCAAACTGGCAGCGGCCTATGCTAAATTTGCCTGATTGTGCTATAACAAGGGCATAGCGGAGTTGGCATAATGACAACGGGCCTTTCATACAATGGATCGGTGGCGGGGACGAATAGCTACGTCCAGCAAATCGCCACTATGGCCGTCGTTGAGCCGACAAACCCGGAATATCTGATCATTTTGCCGCAGATGATCACCTATGCCGAAAACCGCATGTATCGCGATCTGGATTTCCTGTTTACGTCCATCGCCACAACGGCCTACGGACTGACGGCGGGCAATAGACAAATTGCGGTTCCTACTGGTGTCTTTGTCGTTCCTGAACAGATCAACGTGCTAGTTGGTTCTTCAAATCCAGACACAGCAACGCGCCAGACACTGACCCCGACGACCAAAGAGTTTTTGGATGCGGTTTATGGCTCCGGCGCTTCTGCCAATCGCGGTCTGCCAAAGTATTTCTGCCCGTTTGATGACTTCACCTTTTTGGTTGGGCCATACCCGGACCAGAACTATACATGCGAGCTAGTCGGCACTTATCGCCCCGATAGCATGTCGGCCACGAACCAAACGACTTTCATCAGTCTTTATCTGCCCGATTTGTTCATCATGGCATCCATGATCTACATCTCGGCCTATCAGCGTAACTTTGGCCGCGCCAACGACGATCCGCAGATGGCTGTGACATATGAGGGTCAGTATCAGACTCTGCTTAAATCAGCGATGATGGAGGAGAACCGGAAGAAGTTTGAGGCTGCTGCTTGGTCTTCGCAGTCTCCTTCTCCTGTCGCCACGCCAACGCGAGGCTGATCCATGCCACATCAATCCTTCAAAGTTCTCCCCGGCGTTGATCAGAACAAGACGCTTGCTCTCAATGAAGCAGCCGTTTCTATCAGCCAGCTTATTCGGTTTATCCCGGATAGGACGTTGGGTGGTTTGGTGCAAAAACTTGGTGGTTGGAGCAAATACTATCCCAACACTATCAATTCTATTATTCGCTGCCTTTGGGCGTGGGAGGACACAAATGCTAACTCGTATCTCGGAGTGGGCGCAGAAGGTGCGCCAGCTGGTGGTGGAGGCGCTCTGCAAGTTATCGAATCTGGTGGCGCAACTGACATCACGCCTCAAAAGACGACCGTAAACATTGCGGTTAGCTTTTCAACGACATCTGGAAGCAGCGCGGTTGTTGTCACGGACACTGGCCGCAATGCAGACAACTACGATGTTGTTGATATCCAGACACAGGTAAGCGTCGGCGGCCTCGTACTGTTTGGGCAGTATCAGGTTTTTAATCCCGGCGGATCTGCAAACACATACACAATCTATGCTACTGATCTTACGGGCGAGCCTGCTCTTGCAACCGCAACCATATCAAATGGCGGTTTGGTTCCTGAGTTTGATACAACAAACGGCAGCGACTTCGTTGATGTCACGCTCGCAAATCACGGCTATGTAGTTGGAGATACGTTCCCAATTCTCGTCGCGACATCAGTGGGTGGTGTAACGCTTTACGGAAATTACATTGTTATTGAAATTACGTCCTCTAACGTATTTCGCATTTCTGCTTCCACGTCTGCCACTTCAACCACTAGCGCGTTTATGAACAGCGGCAATGTTCGCTTGGTCTATTACAATGGTATTGGGCCTCTTCCTCCGGGAACTGGCTATGGTGTTGGGCCATATGGCGGCGGTGGGTATGGCACGGGCATACCGCCCATTGCTGGCACGGGTACGCCGATCAACGCAACAGATTGGACATTGGACAATTGGGGTGAAACTCTCATCGCGTGTCCTTTGGATGGCCCGATCTATCGTTGGAATCCTACCAGCGGCGATCCTGTCGCATTGATTATTCCAAACGCTCCTCCGGTGAACGATGGCATGTTCGTTGCGATGCCGCAGCGTCAGATCGTTGCTTGGGGTTCTACCTTCACAGGGATCAAAGATCCGCTGCTTATCCGTTGGTGCGACGTTGATAATTATGACCAGTGGATTGGTCAGATTACCAATCAAGCCGGCAGCTATCGCATCCCGAAAGGATCGCGAACCGTCCAGTGTATTCAGGGTCCGCAACAGGGTCTGATATGGACGGATCTTGGTTGCTGGGCGATGCAGTATGTTGGCCCTCCATATGTTTATCAGTTCAACGAACTTGGCACGGGTTGCGGTCTTATTGGTCGCAAGGCGGCGGGTTCCGTGAACGGCGTCGTTTACTGGATGGGTCAAAGCCAATTCTTCCGCCTCTCCGGTGGCGGCGTTGAACCTATTCGTTGCCCTGTCTGGGATGTGGTCTTCCAAGATTTGGACACGACAAATCTGGATAAGATAAGGATCGCTCCTAACAGCCGTTTTGGTGAAATCACTTGGTATTTCCCGACAATTAGCAACGGTGGCGAGAACGAGGGTTACGTCAAATATAACTTCGTTCTTGATCAGTGGGATTACGGGTTCAACTCGGCTTCCAATCCTTACGTTGCTCGCTCGGCATGGATCAACGAATCTGTTCTGGGTCCACCAATTGGTGCAGGCTTAAATCGCTATATCTTCCAGCATGAAACGTCGCAGAATGCTGATGGCGTTCCTATGAACTCATATTTCCAAACGGGTTACTTTGCTTTAAGCGAAGCCGATGTGAAGATGTTCATTGATCAGGTTTGGCCCGATATGAAGTGGGGTTATTTTGGCGGCGTTCAAGAAGCCAATATCAACATGACGTTTTACGTCACGGATTACCCCGGCCAGACGGCTACGACATATGGTCCGTTTACTCTGACGCAGGCGACAACTTTTATCACGCCTCGCTTCAGGGGGCGTTTAGTGTCAATCCGAATTGAGAGCAACGACATTGATTCATTCTGGCGTCTCGGTAACTTCCGTTATCGCCTGCAACCAGATGGGCGCTTCTGATGACAGCTTCTCTCAGTGACATTCTCACTACGCAGAAAAACGGCGTCGTTGCGATCAACGGTTTAAATCAAACTTTGGCTGCCATTCAAAGTGCGATAGAGCAGATTGCTATCAATACGGCGTTGGCTACTCCGTCATTAATGTCGCCAACAGTTCCAGCGGGGAATGCAGGGACACAAATTGTTGTTGGTGCGGGCCGTTTGTTTGCTATTTCAATTCCAACACACAGTGGCGGTAGCCAAATCCGTGTTTATAATAGCGCAACGACTGGCGGCATCTCAGCTACCAACCTTATTTTCCAAAGCTTGCCATCAAACACCACCGGTTGGCAGACCTATTACACCGTCAATCTTGCTTATACGAACGGCCTTGTTGTTGCGACCGACGCATCAACGACATGCGCCGTCTCTTACACGCCAAATCCGTGAGGACACCATGCCATTGAAAAAAGGTTCCTCTCAAGAAACTGTCAGCGCCAATATCAGCGAATTGGTTCATTCAGGCCGCCCTCAAAAGCAGGCTATTGCAATTGCTTTGAAGACAGCGCGTGAAGCTAAGGCTGATGGCGGTGCTCCGTTCTTTGGTTCTCCTGCCTCGGCTGTGACAGAGAAAATTCATGTGGGGCCGATCCACTCTCCTGTCGCCGGCAGAACAGATCATCTTAATATGCACGTTCCGTCCGGCGCTTATGTGATCCCGGCGGACATTATCTCTGCCATGGGCGAAGGCAATACGATGGCTGGATTCCGTGTTGCCAACACGATCTTCACGGAGCTGCCCTACATGAAGGGCGCACCGGGCGTCCCGTCTATGCCTTCCGGTGATATGCCGGGTATGGATGCCCAGCTTGGTTTGCCAAAAAAGAAGGCGTATGGCGGTCCAGCGGGTGCTGTCCCGATTGTGGCTGCCGGCGGCGAATACGTTATTCACCCTGACGATGTTACTCAGATTGGCGGCGGCGACATGGATCGCGGTCACTACGAGCTCGATAAGTTCGTCAGGAAGTTTAGACAAAAGACGGTCAACACGTTACGCAAATTACCGGGTCCAAAAAAAGACTGAGGGGGTCTTATGAAAGATTTGGGAGTGAGGATAGGAGTGCCAGAAGACATTGATGAGCTTATGAAGCTTGCATTGTCTGCTTGCGATGAAAACGGCTTTGTCGAGCCAAACACGCAAAAGCTTTTAAATGAGCTCTGGCACGGTCTCGTTTTGGCTGACGGGATTGTCGGCATTATTGGCGAGGCGGGCCAAAAACTTGAAGGGGCTGTGCTACTCAGGATTTCCGAAATGTGGTATTCTGACAGCCGGGTTCTTGAAGAGAAGGCTATCTTCATCCATCCAGATTACCGCAGTGCCAAAGGGGGCCGGGCGCGACGGTTAGTTGAGTTTGCGAAGCGGTGCGCGGAAGAGTTGGATATTCCTCTCCTGATAGGGGTTTTGTCTAACGACCGTACTGAGGCGAAAATTCGTCTATACGAGCGTCAATTCGGGAAAGCGTCAGGGGCTTTCTTCCTCTATAATGCTCGAACGGGCATGCACAAGATGGCTGCGGAGTAGTCGGCATGGGTGGCGGAAAAAGCGGCACAACAGTCCAAAAGACAGAGATTCCGCCAGAGGTTATGGCGCGATACAACGCCGTCAACGCTCGCGCAGAGACGGCTGCCGCTAAACCATTCCAGAGGTACGAAGGCCAGTTCGTCGCCCCTCTTACCGGGACGCAGTCTGGCGCTATCCAGAACATCTCTCAGACGGCTGGCATGACGGCTCCCTATTTCGGGGCCGCCACGGCTCTGACGGCTGCCGGTGCGCAGGACGTAGGCCCGCTGACCAGTGGTCAGATTGGCTACTATATGAACCCCTTCTTGGGCGCTGTGGCTGATCCTACCTTGCGGGCCTTGCAGCAGCAGCAGGCGCAGGAGCGGATGGCGCTTCAGGCGCAGGCTATCCGGTCTGGGGCATTCGGTGGCGATAGAGCGGGTCTAGAACGCGCAAATTTGGCCCGCCAGCAGGGTTTAGGCACTGCGCAGGCCATGATGCCCATTTTTGCACAAGGCTATGACAAGGCCATTTCTACGGCTGCAGGGCAGCAGGGTGTGGTCGCGGCTGATCTTGCCCGCCGCATGCAGGCTGCCCAGCAGTTTGCAGGGATTGGCACGGGCGCACAGGCTGCGGCTCTTCAGCAGGGTCAGGCCCAGATGGCTGCCGGCATGGCCGAACAGCAGACTCAGCAGGCAGATCTCACGGCTCGCTATCAGCAGTTCTTGCAAGAGCGTGGCTACGACTTCCAAACCGCTCAGTTCTTGGCGAATATTGCGATGGGCACGGGTGCTCTGTCTGGATCGACTACGACGACACAGGCTCCGATGCCGTTTTTCTCAGACCGGCGTCTGAAGAAAGACATCGAGATGGTCGCGACGACCAAGGATGGTCTGCCCGTCTACGACTTCAAATATAAAGGCGACGACGAGCCGCATCGCGGTTACATGGCGCAGGACGTTGAGAAGAAATATCCCGACGCTGTGGGCCTCGCCGGCGGCTACAAGACCGTTGACTATAACAAGGTTGCCCAGCATCAGACCGAAAAGGGTCTTGGCCCTGCTATGGCCGCGAACTCGATGGGTGGCTCTGTTTATGAGAGCATGGGACCGCGCGAGCACTTTGCTGTCGGTGGCCCGCTGTCTCAGTACAGCACTGAGGATTGGCGTTCCCTGCTTGAGATGCAAGGCAAGGCATTTGGTCCCTTTGCGCAGGGTGGCATCTACGGCCAGAAGCCGGGACAGACGCCGTTCCAAGGTGGCCTGACTTATGTG